TAAGTTTGCCATAAAACTTACCCATACTACATTACCAATAACGTATCCTTTTTCAGGAATTACTCTATCAATTGTTGGTAAGTCTGACCGATCACCAAACCAATTGAATCTTGTCCCTAAAGCGGGACATTTAAAATCTTTAGGAAAAATATCTAACAAATAATCAGATGTTAAATCAAAAGGCAGATTTTTTATTTTAGCTCTTTGTTTTAATTTATATATTCTTTTTCTTAATTTTTCTTTAATGAATTGTTGACCAATCTTCTCCAGTTCTTGCGTCTCCTGTGAGTTTAACTCTGAGTTGCAAGCTTTCACCAGCAAGTCTAATTGCATCGACTGCTTTTTCTGCGACATATTCTGATTTTTCCTTTGTTGTTTCTATGATTATTTCGTCATGAACCCAAGCTACCAGTTTTGTCTCTCCATCAAAAATAGAACCAAGCTTACATATCCATTCTTTGCATACGATTGCACCCGCTCCTTGTAGTAACGTATTGAGTGATGCGTACGAGGATCTTACTGTTATTTTTCTTTTATCTAATCCAACTAAATATCCTCGTTCGGCTTTTGTTTGTACGTGTTGAATTAATTGATCTAATGCTGGCATCTGTTCTAAAAATTTCTTTTTTAATTTAGAACCATCTCTTATATTTCCACCAACTACTTGGCCAATCTTTGCTGCGCCAGCTCCGTATAGAAAAGAATAAATAAATCTTTTTGCTAAATCTCTTGTTTCTATACCTGCTGCTTTTTGATTGTGTGTATGTATGTCGCCATTAACTACAATGTCTGCATATTCACCATTATCGTATCTAGCCATATAATGCGCTAACATACGTAATTCTAAACCTGATACGTCAATACCAATTAATATTTTATTTTTTGGTGAACAAAATAATTCTCTGCATTCTTTTCCATAAGGCGTGTAAAATGCTGGTACTTGTGCTAAGTTTGGATTTGAATGTGTTGCTCTTCCAGTAACGGCACCATTTGGATTTATACTTCCGTGTATTCTTCCGTTCTTTTCTTGTTTTAGCCATGCTTGTTTTCCTTCTGCTAACATACCAATTCTTTTTTGTATCATAAAATATTCAGATAATAATTTTGCCTCAGGATATTTTAATTCATTTAAAATTTCTTCATCCAATTTTGGCTTGCCATCTGGTGTGAAACTTTTAGGTTTCCAACCTCTTGTTGTTATTAATCTATTTGTAATATGATCTCTTGATCCAGGATTAAAAACTATTTCTTTTACTTTGGCAGTTGGTACACCTTTCACATAACCCTTAGATTTATTATTCACCTTAGGAATGAATGGTGTACTCACTGTCCAGGGAGGAAAAACAACTTGTAATTCTTCTTCTAATTCAGTTCTTCTTTGACAAAATTTAGAGTATAATACTTGAGCTTTATCTTTATTAAAACCTATTCCATTAGCTGACATTTCGAAACAAAGTGTTTGTATGTTATGTTCAAGATCTAATGCTTGTTCTGAATAATTTTGTTTAATAATTTTTTGGTATAATTTGTTTGTAACTTCTACGTCTTGCACACAATATTCTAACATTGTTTCATTATACTCTTGCCAATCAGTATCTATTTGTTCTTTGTATTCACCTATTCTAAATCCCCATGCTTTTAAACTATGTCTACCAATTAATTTAGTAGGAAAACCACTATTAACTTTTTTAAAATCTTGGTCTTTTATATCAGCCCATATTAATCTAGTAGCAACTAATGTATCAAATATTTTTGCGTTGTATGGAATAAACTTAAATATTTTTTTAATAGCTGGTAAATCAAAAGCAATAATGTTGTGACCAACTAATAATGTAGCTTTGTGTAAATGTACAACTGCTTCATTTAATTTATCAGGTCCATATTTATATACTTTTCCTGTATCAATATCTTTTAAAACAACACAATGTATTTTAGTCATTGTATCTAACAAACCGTCTGTTTCCACATCAAAACAATATTTTCCACCAAAATCGGCCGCGTCAGAGCGCGTGTGGTTAATTTTCTTTATGTTCGGCATATAATATGTCATTGGTTTTTCCTTGCATTTCTTTAGAAATCTTAGTTCCTAGTTCGTATAAATGTTTATCAAGATCTGTATCACCAGCTTTATTTCCTCTTTTTAAAAAGAATACTTCGACTGGAACTTGAACATCTTTGTATGGAACAAAAGATATAGAAACCGTAAACGGTCCCACTTCTATGGTTGTTGTTTCTCTTCTTGTTGGTACTTTTAATGTATTCGGCATAATTCTACTTCTATAAATATTGCTTCTGGGTAATCCCACGAAAGTTCATCAATCATCGCCAATACTCTAACTGCGTCAATTTTATCATGTACATAAACTTTAGAATTACCTTTCTTTTTTAAACGCTTAATTGCGTTCATTAATTCGTTTGTTAAATATAAATCATACTCATGTTTCAGTATTTTTATCATATTCAATTAATCTTCCTGTGACAGAGTTGTAAATTAGCTGGCCGCACACTCCAGTCTCTCCACTGAAACGATTCTTTAAAATACGAAGCGTTGTTAAATTTGAATTCTTTGCACTTTGTTGGTTACGTTCTAATCCAATTACTATATCGGATAATTGACCTATACCTGCAGATCCTCTTAATTGTGACAAAGATGTGTGCGCTCCTTCTTCGTGACCTTTATCTGCGGGTCTTTTTAAATGCGAAACTAATATTAATCCAATTCCTGTTTCTTCTACTAATGATCTAAGTCTTGTCATTGCGTTATCAATCGCACGACGTTCATCACCGCCTTCTAATCCTGATACAACAATACTTATATGGTCTAATATAATGTAATCACAAGCACAACCTTTTGCTAAGTATCTAATTCTACTTATTAAATTATCAGAATCTAAAGATCCAAAATGATCATAAAATAAAACATTACCATTCGATAATACTTTATCAAAACTTTGTTTTAATTTATCTTCTTTAACAGAACTGTCTATATGTAATGGTGTGTCTAAATCAATTGACAATAAACCTAATGCAGTTTTCTTTACTGATTCTTCTAAAGCAATATAACCAATTTTTTTCTTATGATTTGTAATTAAATCAAAAGCTATTTCTTTGCAAACAAGGGATTTACCAATACCACTTCCAGCAGTTATTGTTACTAATTCTCCTCTTCTTAGTCCATGTGTTTTTTGATTTAATTGTTTAAAATGGTACGGAACAAATTCGTTTGTATTTTTAGTAGATATTTCTTTATATAATGTACTGCCATCTATAATACCATCTGGCCTGTATACTTGTGCGTCATAAATTGAACTAATTAATTCTTGTACTTTATTTTGTAGCAACATTTCATTAGCATCTTTTAATTGTAAACTAACTATTCTTGCTTGACCTGGTGTAAATAATTCAGCACATTTTTTTGCTGCTTCTTTTCCAGGTGTATCTTGATCAAAACATATAACTACATCTTCGTATTTGTGTAAAAAGTCTAAACTATTTTTTAAATCTTTTTCTGCACCAGCAGCACCATTTTTTATTGAAACAACTGGCCATTTATTTCCAAAGACTTGGGATATAGTTAAAGCATCAATCTCGCCTTCAGTAATAACAATTCTTTTACCAGAACTTTTAAATAATTTTTCACCGAATAGTTTACTTAATTTAGTATCACCTTTCCATGTAAATGATTTGTCTTTAAATCTAAACTTTGTAGCAGAACCATAATCCATTATATGACATTGTTTGCCATCAACAGTACCAACTCTATAATTAAACTTTCTACAGGTTTCTTCTGTTATTTTTCTAGCATTTAATTTTTTAAATTCGCCTATGATAGTGCCTGTCTGCATTACTTCTTTCCCTCCGTTTTCAAAATATTTACAACCGAAACAATATGCAGAATCATCATCATATCTTGCTAAATTGTCTTTCGAATCACAATTAGGGCAAGGTTCATGTTGTATGAAGTTGGCCATGCGCTTGTTCCCATAAGTAATCTATAAATTCTTGACCATTGTTAAACATCCAATAAGGTATCTCGCCAATTGATGGAGATAAATTATCTAAACATACTTTTGCTTGTTCCCAATTACGTTCGTATAAATGTTGTGATCCTGCATTAATACTTAAGTTACCTAATTTATAAGTTTTTTTGTGTTGGTGCATTAATTGCAATAATGTATAGATTGAGATACAAGTAAAATTAAAAGCATCATAAGGCCAACCTAACCAAGCATCACTTGATCTCATTGTCGCAATACAATTTAATTTATCATCTCGTAATATAAATTGTAAACTACAAGTACAAGGAATGTCTTTACTAGGACCTGGCTTTTCTCTCCATATATTAATTACTGCTTGTCTTGAATAATCATCTTTAGCTAATGTATCTATTACATAACTTATTTGATCTACAATTTTTGGTCCATAACTTCCATAGAATCTAACATTATCGTCACTAAATTCTGGAATCATTTTACTATAAGGTGCAATAGTACTAACTCTATTATCTCCTGATAATATCCATGCAGCTTCTGCGTATCTAAATGCTGTACCAATTTCTCTTTGCCATATATTTAAAAATGGAAAGTTCATATCAATAGTAGAATTATAGTTAAGTATTTCTTTAGTAACCATACCTCTTGGTAATCGTACCATATCTTGTTTAAGGATATTACGAACTATATCTTGCCAAACTTGATTTATGTTCATGTTTAAACTCCTTTATAAAGTCCTCTACTGATATTACTTCATAATCAAATATTTTAAATTCAGGACATAAATCAAAAATTACTTGATAATGGTCATAAACAGAATCAACACTAGAAAAGTCTTCTGTTTCTAATCTACGTTGAAAGTATTTCATGACTAAACGTTTTGGCGGCAAACAACCAATATATAATGGTTTATATTCTTCGCAAATCTTTTTAACTTGTGAAACATTATATTGACAACCACCTCTAAACACATTTCCGTATATTAATTCAGATGGCCATAAACGATCTACAATCGCGTTCTTGTGTAATCTTAATGAATCAATATGCGAGTGGTAAAGATCTTTATATTTTTTAATTATTTTACCGTCTTCGTTACGCCATACTAATTGACCACGATCTAAACTATTATGTATGTATTTAAACTTTCCATTAAACTCTTTATGCAGAGCTTGACCTAAAGTTGTTTTGCCAGAACAATCAGGTCCTTCTAGTACAATTATCATTTTATTATTTTACTCTCTCCTATGTTATAGTTTTTCTTAACAAAAGTTTTTACTTTTTCTATTGACTCTTGTTGTTGATTATTAAAAAATGGCAACTCAAGTTGACCATCATTATTTACGCCACCGACAACACAAACAGAAATTGATTCAGGATTGCCTATTCCAACTTTATGAATATCTCTTCCTTTTTCTATTGTGCCATCAAGTTTTATTACAAAGTGATAACCTATTCCTAAATTACCCGCTTCTAATTCTTGTTTATGAATATCGTGTCTTGATATATGTTCATGCGGTCCAGTTTTAGTTCTGTGTATTTCTAAGATTGTAGTTTTTTCTCGGTCTCTTAAACCTGGATTTTTATTTAGCATTGATCCACTCCTTTGGTACATTTTCATCTGCATATTTGAATCCATGAGTTTCACACCACATGCCATATGTTGTCTTGGATTTTTTATTTAATTTTAATTTTGAATTACTGAAAATAAATCTTATATCTAATTTTGGATGTTGTTTTTGTATTAACAAATGTTTTTGTCTATCTTTTGTACTAAACAATCCTTTTGCCTCAATAATAATTTTATTTGGTAGGACAAAATCGGGAGTGTAGATAGTTTGCTTCGATGGACGTGTGTAAGAAACTTTCAATTCTTCATATTGATAATTTACTTTCATTTTGTCCAATTGTGATGCGATCCTAACTTCAAATCCCGATCTAAATCCTAACTTCCTTGCATTTTTTGTTGTCCTTGAATTAAAAGTCGTCCATGTCATCAGAAGAGCCTTCACTTTTTGGTTGATCAGTCTCTCCACTGTGTTTGTAACCTTCTTCAGCAGTAAATCCAAAACCTCCAGAATCACCACCACTTCCACTTACTAATTCAATTATTTGTACGGCATTTAAGTACAAAGTTATTCCGTTGTTACCTGCTGCACTATATGGTGCTGCGGTAGCAGAAACTTTTACTTGCGATCCACCAAATACATTTACATTGTGCATAGGTTTACCGTCTGAATCGAACAACGCTGGTTTGTTTTTAGTTTTAAATCTAAATACAATATTACCAGTTTCTTTTTCATTATCGTCAAGTTCCTTAAAGTAAGGCATTTTACCTTTACCTTTTGGAAAATGTTTAGCGAACATATCTTTTATTTTAGCCGCTAAAGGTTTTGCTTCTTCTGATGATAGCAGAAGATCTGTCTTGTATACTCCATCTGGATTAAACTTCGTATCCGCTTTTGTAAGCCACGGATATTTAGCTGTTCCTTTAGGTGTCACAAGTTTTACATATTTATCGTCCATAGTTATTATCCTTTATGTTCTATAGTTACTAATAAGTGTACCTATTAGCTGAAAAAATAGTCAGCTTCTAACACTTTGTTAATATCTAACTTACCTTTTTTTGGTAAATCAGGTATTTTGTGATGTAATTTTTCTGGTATTAATGCATGAGCATGTTGCAGAAAAACTTCTAATGGATCTATTTGTGTGTACATATCAACAAAAGCCTGTCGTAAACAATCATTTAACTTTTTTTGATTTGCCGCAAGAGTTCCAAAAGAATCGTGGACCATCGCAAAATCCACAATGCCTTTTTGTTTAGCGTAAGCAACAGTCAACAACATAACTGTAGCATCAAGAGAATGGACAAAGTTTGGTGATATACCATTTGCTTGTCTTCTCTTATCTACTTTGTTTGTTGTAGATCTGATTCTTATTCTACCCATCATTCTAGTTTTCAATACAGTTTCAGCTTGCGAATAATAAGCTTGACGTACTGGAAACCCTAATGGTGTTACCCAAAAGACTGGTGTTTTTTGTTCCGCACATAATCGTGCAACTTTTTGTAACCACTCCATTGCTTCAGGAGCTTTTACAACTACTTCACCAATTGAATCCCATATATTACCTGCTAAATAAATTGCCGCTTGTTGTCTATTTTGAAACTGCAAGTCTTCTTTGTTATCTATTCTTTTTTGTATATATTCATCTACAAATTCAGTTGCAGAGTATCGTGTAGATCCGTATGGCAAAGTCATAACAGATCTCTTACAAGCTTTCCT